ACCGTCGCTTTTTCTTGTTTATGCAGCAATACAGCCACTTTATATAAATATTCCTCCAGGTCTTTAATATCGGCCTCAGCTTCCCACTTTTCCGCCTTACTAGCGTAATCGCTGGCCGGATCCTCCAAAGGTTCCTGCAAACTGTCAGGCTCTACAATATCGGTAAAGTTGGCCGGCTCCAGGTCGCTATATTCAACCCACCCGTAAAAAAATTGGTCGTTAAACTGTACAAAAGCTTTTTTGAAGGATTGCAAAACACTTAGATTGTTTTGAATTTCCAGATGTTTTTTAGAGTCTTTTATTTGAATTGTCATAATTTTAATATTTATAGTTTGAAAATTCATTTAATTTTTTACCGTAATTTTCGCGGGATAACTTTTCTAAATATTTATTACTCCCCCATTTGCTAAAAAAATTCCCCTTATCAGCTACGGGAAAACGTCGCTTTGCGTCTATTCTATGTTCGCCCATGCCTTGTGGTATTGACGTTATAATCCAGCTATCACTTCCAAAAATATGTTTTAAATTTTCCATTATTTTATTATTTAGAATTGTTGTTCTTATCTATTTCCCCGGCTGTAAATCCTGCAC